AACCAAAACCAGCTTTATTGTTAAACCATTTTACTTGACCAATATGTCGTAATGAATTTGTAGCAGGGGCTTCTGATGTACTCATTATATACAACTATTTAGTATGGTGTATTTATATTGTTTTAAAAAACTTATTCTAATTTGTATATATAATGAATTTTGAAAGTAACAGGACGTTTTTACTAACATGTAGTTTGATATTGTTTTTTGTATTATTCATTGCGAATTATTTCAAATTTCATAAAGTTTTAGAAACCTTAGTAAATGGTAATTATTATTACATTAATGAAGGAAAATATATTGGAGATAGCAATAGAGCGATCGAAAGCAAAGTACGAATGGATACTATTTCTGATCCAGGGGAATGTTCTAATATTTGCAAACAACAAGAAGAATGCAGCGATTATAACAGCAATTGTAAATCTTTTGTAGAAAACAATGAATGTTATTGTCAATTCAAAGCGATAGAAGGTTTTACTTCTGACCCAATTGGTGAAATATTACGAAATTCCCCCAATCTTCCTATACACGTTGACGAAATGTCAAAGGAAATGTCAGTCCTTCAGAAAAGGACAGTTCCATGGAGTGGTTTAATGACTGAATCAAATGTTACTAAAATACCATTGAGCATACAAAATATGTCATATTCATTTTATTTAGACCATAGTGCTACAACTGAAAGCAATAAAAAGAACACAATATTTAAAGTAAGTGATATTTTGCATATTTATACAGAGGGGCAGCAATCTGCGAATTTAGCAATAGAATATAAAAATTCAAATGGAGGTGGAAATATTTTGAAAACTCATTTATGGAAAAACAATGATGTAATAGGAGGTACAGGAACCCATTTTATTTTCATTACATGTAACAGTGGAACATTGAATATTTATGTAGATGGAGATTTGAAATACAGTAATCGCATAGGTTTTTTACCAGAAGTTTTAGACGAAAAACAAACGTACTTTCAGATTGGCAATGATAATCCAAGTGAAAATGTGAAAATAAAAGACTTTAAAATATACAATTATAGTATTCCACAAACAAACATCAAGGTCATTAGCAATCACGTAAATAATGAATAAAGAATACTAGGATTTATGTTTCAATCAATAAAATATATCTATGTCATGAAACTAATTCTAAATAAATACTATAATGAAAGTTTTTAGAAGAAATATAATACTAGTATTAATTTTATTATCTATTTTATTTATAGTTTTTACAGTTTTCTCTAAAAATAATGAAACCTTTGAGACAATTAATCGATCTGGACCAGTGTTTATGTTGAATAAAATCAGAGATTTTGGTGAAAAGAAGCAACAAGACAATTATAAAAATGCATCAAACATTGATTACGATACTTCTGTTTCGAAATATTTTAAAGAACACCTACAAGAATATATGGATTACACAAAATATATAAATCTACAGACATTGGAACCTCATATTACAATGAGTCAAATGGTTTTGAATACTTTAAATAATAAACAGTGCTTTAAAGTGGATGGTTCAGATAAATCTGCAAATTTTCAAAGTGACAATCGACCATCAAAAATAGCAATCAAAGAAGCATCTATGACAAACTATTCAAGAGTAGGTTCAGATAAAGTAAGAAAAAAAACTGAATATGTTAAACGTAATGTTACTAGAACAGTTCTAGATGCATTGAAATCACAAGACGACGTTGATAGTAGAATGAAACTAGACAACTTCACTATGAATATAGACGTATATTACCCATGGGTAAATGACAGTGTTGCAAAGGAGAATAATATGTTTGAAGGAATCGACAGTGAAAGGATTATCAAAAATTATACAGTTAATAATAGAGGTGTATCAAATGCAACTAATTTTTATAAACATGCTAGAGAACATGTAGAATGTATAAACACAGAGGGAAAAGTTTGGAATGAAATCAATAAAACGTGTGACGATCACAGAAAGATCAAAGACTATACATGTCCAACTAGTCAAAAGTGTTCAAACTACTATTCATGGGTTCAATATGGAAATTGTACAGACACCACTACAAAATTCGCAACAACAAATGAAATCACAATAACAGATAAAACAACCGGATCTCGAATAAAAAAAACTATAAAAGAATCTGTAAATTTAGACAAAAATTCAAAACAATACTTAGAAATGCAATCTGATATATCAGTATTCGGTCCAAGAAATAGAGGAACATCTGTTTCTTTCTGGTTTAAAATTAACGGAAATGAGAGAGACGAAAAAGAAAAGATTTTATTGCATTTTGGAAACAGGCATTGGTTATGGTTGTACGAAGAGGTATATTTTTCAATAAAAAAACATAACGATAATAGTATGGATGTATTTACTATATATAGTAATAATAGTAAGCGTGAAAAGATGGAAGTTCTTCTTCCTAACATGATGAATGATGAATGGCACCATGTTGTCTGTACTTTTATTAGTGACGAATGGACGTTTTATGCAGACGGTGAATGTTTAGCAAAAGGTACTGCACAATATCCGTCTATTTTACCAAGGAACACTTTACAGATTGGTGCTCCTGCCACTTTCTGGCACAAACATTATTCTTCATCAATAGGGGATTTTTACTTGTTTCAAAGGGTTTTAAAAAATGGTGAAATCATGTTTCTTTACACAAAATAATTATAATAATATTTATAATATATACTGATATATTATGAAGATTGATACAATTATTCAACGCAATATAATATTATTACTCGTTTTGATCCTATTTTTATTTTGTTTTATTTATTACTATATGAATTTTACAGAGGGTTTTGGAGATTACGACTTGTCCAAAATTCGTATTCAAACAGATTTGAATGCAAACAATTATTATCAACGAGGTAACCTAAGCGTTTTCAACAAATGGAACAGTCAATATGTCACTGTCCCTTTTACTGATTTTTTATCAGGTAATGCTATTGTAGAAACAGGTAAAAATAATGAATTCACTGTGTCATTTTGGCTTTTTTTACATGAACTAAAAAACGAACAAGTAAACATTTTCGAACTAACTGAAAATAATAATAGTTCTTTGTATTATGGTATTACCTTATACCCTGAAGCATCGTATTTGGTTATAAAACAAAGAGATGAATCTGGAAATATGATTTATGATTTTGTATCGATATCTCTCAATAAAGCAGAACATTATTCATTTGTATTCTCGAGCAATAACATTACAGTATATATCAATGGAATATTAAGAACACCTCAATATAATTTCATGAGAAAAGGTGGATGGAAAGTAATAGATGGAGGTAATGTATTTTGTAAATTTGGTGATTTAGATGATTCGAATACATATGTAATTTTTGATTTGAAATTTCATAGCAATAAACTTATGAATATTAGCGGAAATAGAGAAATCGAATTGTCATTTAAAACATCAAAAGAGAAAATAGAGAAAATCTACAAATCCATTGAAAAAGCAGAAGAAGATGCAATGAACACTTTTGAAGGTTTTACATCGTTAATTGAAAATACATTTGTAGTTGAAGATGGAAATAATCAATTAAGCAGGTGGTCAAATTCTTTAAATACATTTACGTTATTCAATGGAAAAGAGGAAAATGTGGAGAACTTTGAAAATAGAACCGCAGAGCTGAATGGTATATATGATTTTTATGCACAAACAATGATGAAAGAAGTATCACAGCCAACAATGTTAGGAAACTACGTAATTGATACAGTAAATTCTAGAAATAACAAAATGGTAATAGAAGATACAGTAATATTGTATCGTGAATTTGATTCGATGGATAAAAACTTTATGACTATAAAACTAGATGAGGACATTAGCGGAGAAACTGGTATGACATTTGCATTTTGGCTATATGCAAAAGGGGATGGTGTTATATTTGAAATGGGAAATTCTTCCGATGAAAAAACGAACGATAATATAGGAAGTTCAATCGATAATTCTTCATTGACATTTTTTGTAGGTAATAAGGATGGTAATTTTAAATTTGATTATGTAGGTATATCTGAAAATATATGGAATCATATTATATGGACAATCGATGAAGTGAATAAAGAGTGGAAAATATTTGTTAATTCAAAAAAAGCAAAAACAAAAACCAATAGTTCGAATTTTATTTATCCAAGCGTAAACAACGAAGATGGAACATCATATAAACGTTCAAATATGACGATTGGAAAATCTTCTGGAAAAAATATATATTTTGATGGAAAAATTGCAGATTTTAGAATTATCAATCGATCTGTGAATAATGATGAAGTAAGATCTATTTATGATTTACCGAAAAGAGGCTAATTATTAGATGCAATTTATTAAAAAATTTGAATAATTAGGTTTATCATAAAACCCTAACCGTTCGCAATGCATTGTAATTGCCAATAAATAATCGTAAATTACTAATTTTTTAATTTTTTCATCTATTTCAAGTTTTTGATAAACATTTGACCATTCGCGCTGCAAAGACAACCATTTATTGTAAGGAAAATCAATACAAGTTGGTTCGCAAAATTCTTCATCAATACATTTATATAAATCAATATTCAAAATGTTATCGCATAAAATGTCTAAAAAAATATAGAACAAGGAAATAAAATCATCTCTTCTTACCACATCGTGACCCTGTAAAACATAATAACTAGCATAATTGGGAGTACCTATAATATTATTTTTTAATGTATCATCAATGTGATCTCCATTGACCAAGTATGATGTTGAAAGTCCGAAATCAATCAAGTTCCATTCTCCTCCTGAAGAGATTGATCTCATGAAATGTTCTGGCTTTAGATCTCTATGGACAATACCACTTTTATGAATCTTTTCTATACAGGTAATTGCAGTATTCCACCATTTTATTTTATCATTCAGAGACATTGTCGATTTTTCTTGTTTCAAAGAATAGTCATAGAATGAGATCACCATACATATATATGGCGATTGATTCCCATAATAGTATATATAAGGTATATTGCAACATTTTTGCGTATTCAAATAATGTAAAATAGTTGATTCATGTTTTAAAATACGGAATTCGCAGGACAAATGTTCTAATTTTACAGCATACATTTTATTAGTCTTAATACATTGAGCCTTACAGACCGATCCGAACTGACCAGAACCGTATTTTTGAATCAATTTGAATCGTTTTGCTATAATGTTCATATAAAACAATGTAGCTATATTTTATATTGTTTTATGAATTTGCCATATAAAGTTTATTTTGGATCATTATTCTTCATTCATTTTGTTTATGGAATGGTTCTTTTAGGAATATTTTCATCTGTACCACAGTACATTTATGTTTGGAATATGTTGGTTCAAGTCTGTTTGTGTTTGTTTTTATTATATCGCTATCACCCATTCCGAAAATCACATAAATTTGAAGAATATGACGCGCGTCTTATTTTCGGATCTGCATTGCTTTTGTTGACAAATATTATCAGTTTGCCATTAATATTTTCTTATTTTGTTAAAACAATCGATATTACAAATAATAAAATAAAGGGTTCTATTTTTGTTTCGTGAAATACAAATGCATATTAAGTACATTACTTGTGATTTTAATTGTGCTCATTTGCCATGATAACAACCCATTCTTCTAGTGTTATTTTTTGAAACGTTTTACAATGATCTAGATTATATTGCATGATTTTTTTCCCATTTTTCAAAACAATGTATGTGCCTTTATCTAAAAATTTTGTTTGGACGTGTATTCCTCCATTTGTTAGTATGGGATCTTTTCCAGGATTCTCTCTTATCCACCTTGTATGAATTCCCAAGCGTAAATCTTGAATGTCGTGGATTACTCTGTACATTGCGAGAGATTGTGACCATTTTTCAGACTGTCCATAATTGCACAGTATTTCTTCCTTTTCATTATTGATATTTTCTCGAGTTTTCCCTACAAGATAATGATATGTTGTATCTTTGTCTATATTTTGCATAAGACTATCCAACCACATAGGATCAACTTGTGTTTCTGGATCTGATTCAACTTGCTTTAATAGGTCATCAAATAACATGCTCTAAATATTAATATATAAAAACATTTATTAATATTTATTATTTTATCAGTTCTCGTTTATTTCACCTCTATTTGTATTTTTATATTCTTCCGAGTTTTTTTCAGTGAAGGTACTTTCATTTTTTTTGTTTTCTTTTCTTTTGTACGCTGTAGAGTTCCAAAATGCAAAAAATCTCTCAAATGATTTATTATTTTTTTTGATATTTGTAAGTCAATTGTAACATCGCTATTTCCTCTTCTTATCATGCGTCGTTTGTGAATCATGAACCAACTTTTCCAGTATGATTCAGAAAAAACGATTTTTTTATCAGGTGGAAATATATTTGATTTCACCATACGATTTATTATTTTTGTCGTATTCAATGGATGTATATATGGTCTCGGACATATATAATAAACTTTACTTCCTTTCATTTGAGGATAGTCAACATCATCTATAAAACATATATCTTCTGACTCTGATATCATAGAACAACTTAGAAAATCATCTACTTTTTTATGGTGACTGGAACGACATTCTTCGATAGGTACGTTGTTAATCTTGAAAGCACAAATTATTCTATCGAATAATTTTTTTTTGGAGGAATCTGGAAAATTTTCTTTTACTTTTTTCTCTAGATAATTTGCAATCATTGTAACCCAATTAGTCGAACATTGATTATTTGTGTAAATGAAAATTTTGTAACATATTTTTTTTGTTTTGCATTCATACAAATATTCTAATATAATCAGAATTCCAAATCGCAAAAACTCAGGAAATAAATCTAAAATCTCTTCTATTGAATCACAATCTGGATTAACTTGCTTTATTCCGCCCCATAATATGTATAAATCTGCAAACGACCCTAAAGTTTCATCTAAATCAAAAATTACAACCTTTTTGGGAGGTTTTAGAGAAACAATATCATTCGGATTGGTTGTATCTTTCATAAACCAAGGTAAATAACGTTTCCCCTTGAAAATTTTGACATCATCTTTCGTAATAATTCTGCTCATATATACTTTTATTATTTATTATTAACACAAATATATTTGTTG